AAGGGGCTGGTGGAGGACGGCGTGGACTTAGCCCCGTTCTGGACAGCGGACGAGTTGGCGGCGATGTGGCCGCAGACGGTTGACCTGCTCACGGATGAGGACGATGTGCCGCCCGTGCCAGTTGAGCCGGAGAGCAAGCTAGGGGATTTGTACATCCTGGGCGATCATCGGCTGTTGTGCGGGGATAGCACCAGCGTGACGGACGTCGAGCGGCTGATGGGCGGACAGAAGGCGGTTTGTATGTGGACTGACCCGCCATATAATGTCGCCATAGGGATAGACGATGTGGCGGACGCAAAGGCCCGCAATCGCCGCACGGACGGCAAGGGAGTGGCAAACGATGCTATGGAAGACGGAGCGTTCCGTCAGTTCATCACCGATGCGCTCAAGACAGCATTTATAGTCTGTGAGCCGGGGGCTGCTATCTATGTATGCCATGCCGATTCAGAGGGTTACAACTTCCGTGGCGCAATGGTTGACGCTGGCTGGCTTCGTAAGCAATTCCTCGTGTGGGTCAAGAGCAGCCTCGTGATGGGGCGGCAAGACTATCAGTGGATGCATGAGCCTATCCTGTACGGCTGGAAGCCAGGAGCGGCGCATCGCTGGTGTGGGGATAGATGCCAGACTACGGTATTGAAATTCGATAAACCAAGCAAGTCGCCAGAGCATCCAACGATGAAGCCTGTTGCTCTCATCGAATACTGCCTCGGCAACAGCACGCAGACAGGCACGGCAGTCCTCGACCTCTTCGGCGGCTCCGGCTCAACCCTAATAGCTTGCGAGAAAACAGGCCGCAGAGCATACTTAATGGAGCTAGACCCAAAATACTGTGATGTAATTGTAGCCAGATACGAGCAGGCGACAGGCAAGAAGGCGGTGCTGAGTGCGTAAGGCTGGCAGGCAGTTCATCGAGATTGACGAGGACAAGCTGGAGAAGCTGGCCGCGCTCGGACTGACCAACGCTGAGTGTGCCGCGATCCTCGACTGCTCACCCGATACGCTAGAGCGCAATTACAAGGAAACAATGGCCTGGGGGCGTTCCCATCGTGACGCATCCCTGCGCCGGAAACAGTTCGAGATTGCGCTGGCCGGGAATCCCACCATGCTGATCTGGCTCGGCAAGCAGTACCTGGGGCAGAGCGATAAGAACGAGTTGACCGGAAAAGACGGTGGGGCGATACAGCACGAAATACGCGGTATGAAGGAAATCCGAGCCGAACTCTATGGCGACTCCAAGGCTTAATCCGGCATTGGAACCGTTCTGGCGGGCTGAGGCCACGGGCCGTGTGCTGTATGGTGGGCGCATCAGCTCAAAATCGACAGACGCGGCTGGTAATGCGCTTTTAATGGCGAAGGCCGGAAGAGTGCGATTCCTTTGTGTGCGGCAATTCCAAAACAAGATTGCCGAGTCGGTTTACACGCTGCTTCGGCTCCAGATGGAGCGCTTTGGCTGGACTGACGAATTTGACGTAACAGATCGTCACATCGGCCACAAAGTAAACGGCTCAGAGTTCATCTTTTACGGTCTGGCGCGGAACCTCCAAGAGATTCGGTCACTCGAAGATATTGATGTGACGTGGATTGAAGAGGCGCACTTCCTCACTAAAGAGCAGTGGGATGTACTCGAAGCCACGATCAACCGCAAGGATGGTTCTGAAATCTGGCTGATCTTTAATCCTATGTACGCAACTGATTTTGCATATCAGCGATTCGTGGTCAATCCTCCCGAAGGCTACATTGTACGCAAGATCAACTACGAAGAGAATCCGTTTCTATCGGAGACGGCCCGTAAAATCATAGCCAGATGCAGGAAAGAGTCTGAGGACGATTACCAACACATCTATCTGGGCAATCCGAAGCAAGACGCCGAGGGAGCGGTCATCAAGCGCAGTTGGATTGAGGCCGCAATTGACGCGCATCTCAAGCTGGGCTTTGAGGCTACAGGTAAGCACACCATTGGGTTCGACGTGGCCGATGACGGAGAGGATGCCTGCGCGAACGTCTACTCGCATGGCAGCGTGGCCCTCTGGTCTGACGAGTGGCGGGCGCGTGAGGATGAACTGCTCAAGTCTTGTATGCGGACCTACGCAGCGGCGTCCGAGCGTCAAGCGGAAATACGCTACGACTCCATCGGCGTTGGGGCATCATGTGGCGCAAAGTTTGATGAATTGAACCAGGTACGGGACAAGCATCTCCGGCGCAAATATGCCAAGTTCAACGCCGGGGCCGCAGTCGAGCGCCCGGAAGAATACTACGTCAGCGACCGGCAGGAAAGAATCAAGAATAAGGACTTCTTCGCTAACCTAAAAGCTCAGACATGGTGGGGGATCGCTGACCGATTCCGCAATACCTACAACGCAATCAACCGGGGCGAGAAGTTCAAAGATGACGATCTAATCAGCATCTCCAGCGATATGCCGCATCTAGAGAAGCTGAAAACGGAACTCTCCACACCCAAGCGCGACTTTGACCGCAACGGTAGGGTGAAGGTGGAGAGCAAGGAAGACCTAGCAAAGTCTACTCGGATCGGCGGCTCTGTGCCGTCACCGAACCTGGCGGATGCGTTTGTCATGGCGTTTGCTTCGCCGGTCACATCATCACTTTTAGTCAGCGACGCGGCTATAGCAGCCGCCCTGAGGGCGTAAATGAGAGAGCGCCGGAGCGAAGAGGATATGCAGGCAGAGCAGACGCCGATTATGTACAGGAAGAGCCAGCTACGCCTCGTGGATGGCCTTCGCAGCAGCTTCCCGAACTGGCAAGGAGCGCAGCGTTTCGACTACCGTAACGGATGGACACGCTTAGGCGATTTCTTCGCCGATGGCTATTTCCTCCGTGACGAGATGCGAGAAATGGTGCATAATCGTTACGGAGTGTGCCTCTAATGGGAAACCAGAAGCCAACCGAATCGCCGGCAAGCAGCAGTGATCGTGTCCGCCGTTACCGCGAAAGGAAACGCAAAGGTAACGAACTTGCAACACAGAGAATCAGCCCATCGGCGATTCGGTTGGCGCTTGAGGGGCCAGTTGAGCGCGTCCATTACCCTATTCAAATCCCCGTGATACCGAAAGGCGTAGTTCCGCACGGGGTCACGGCACAAGTGGCAATGGACTCAGAACCGGCCTACGAATGTGCGCGTCTGGCGATGGATGCTGGGCCTCAGTTTGGCTCCCAACTCTATGCGTACAGCAATGTTGAAGGCTTCCCCGGCTACCCGTATCTGATGCTTTTGGCTTTGCGCTCGGAATACCGCAACATGGCAACGGCGCTGGCTACTGAATTGACGCGCAAGTGGATTAAATTCAACAGCACAGATACCGAAGATGAATCGACCAAAACGAAGATTACCGAGATTGAGCAGGCGTTTACTGCGCTTGGAATCCAAGGCATTATCCGCAAGGCGGCGGAGCATGATGCGTTCTACGGCACGGGGCAGATTCTCATCAACATCAAGGGAGCGGACCTAAAGACGCCGCTCATCATCGACCCGCGCACGGTCAAGAAAGACAGCCTGATTGGATTCAAGAACGTTGACCCGATCTGGACCACGCCGCTGATGTACAACTCCCTGACGCCCTCCAGCCCCAACTTCTACAGGCCGGATAGCTGGTGGGTAATGGGTGAGCATTGGGACGCATCGCGGATAATCGTGACCGTCACCCGCGAAGTGCCAGACATCTTCAAGCCCGCGTTCAACTTCTCAGGGATGAGTCTTTCGCAGCTTGCGGAGCCATACGTTAATAATTGGCTGCGGACCCGGCAGAGCGTGTCGGACCTCATCAACAACTTCTCTATCGTGGTTCTCAAGACGGCGATGGACCAGGTACTCACGGGCGGAGATGACGGTTCAAACCTGTTTGCCCGAATCAAACTGTTCACGGCCACGCGCAGCAACAAGGGAGTGATGGCGCTAGACAAGGACCGTGAAGAGCTTGAGCAGATCGCCGTTCCCTTGGGCGGATTGCATGAACTCCAGTCTCAGGCGCTTGAGCAGCTTTGCGTAGTGTCACGGGAACCTGCAACCGTTCTGACAGGCATCACCCCATCGGGATTCGGCAACGTGGCCGAGGGCGAAGTCCGTATCTGGTACGACTACATCCACGCCCAGCAAGAGGCGCACTGGCGCAGCGCGATAGACAAGATGTTCAAGATTGTCCAAATGTCGATGTACGGAGCGATTGACCCGGAAATCACGTTTGAATTTGTGCCACTGTACGAAATGACGGAAGAGCAGGAATCAAATATGCGCGTCAATGACAGCATCCGGGCGGGGAATTTAATCGACCGCGGCATTATCGACGCGCAAGAAGAGCGTGAGCGGCTGGCGCGTGACCCAGAGTCGGGCTACCAAGGCATCGATATATCGCGCGAGATTGCGCCGCCGGATGAAGCGGAGGAACAGGCGCAATTGGGAAGGGGGACCGCATGAGCAACGACACATTCATACTTCGCCAGCCAAGGCCGCTGACGAAGCTAGAAGTGGTGGACATTCGCCTACTCATCAAATCCACGCATCCCATTCTCATGCCGCCGAAGAGTGAGCCATGCAAGCCAATAAAGTGAAGGCAATTCGCGCGATCTGGCCCAACGCCGGTACCCGGCAGCGGTATCAGCGGAGCATGGTTGCGCTGATACGTGAGATGGCCGACAGTGTGGAGTATTGGCTACAGGCTCAGCGCAAAGCCACGCCGCCGGTCCTAGCAACCGACTCAACCCCGGCAGAGCAGATGCAGTTCGAGTTCAAGAAGCTGGCGGAACGCTGGCAGGGTAAGTTTGACGATATGGCTCCCAAAGTGGCCGATTCATTCCTCAAGAACCAATTCAGGGGCACCAGCGCGGCTATGAGGATGGCGCTACGCGAGGCCGGTTGGTCGATTGAGTTCACCATGACCACGGCCATGCGCGATGCGTTTGAGGCGTCACTGGCTGAGAATGTGGGGTTAATCAAGTCGATACCCTCTCAGTATTTGCAGGAGGTTGAGGGCATCGTGATGCGCAACTATGCGGCGGGGCGCGATCTCAAGTCGATGGCCGCAGAGATTCGGGCGCGTTACCACGTCGCGGCGAATCGGGCTGTGCTGATAAGTAGGGACCAGTCCAACAAATCGAATGCGGTTGTGCTGCGCGCGCGTCAGACCGAGTTGGGGATCACGGAGGCGATATGGCTTCACTCTCATGCAGGGAAGACGCCCAGGCCCACGCACGTCGCCATGAACGGAAAGAGGTATCTGATCAGTAAAGGGATGTACGATTCGGCGGTACAGAAGTGGATATTTCCTAGCGAGTTGATTGGGTGTCGCTGCCAAGGGCGTAGCGTTTTACCTTGGACTCCTGCCGTGAATCCTGATGTAGTCTAGCTGCGCCTTGCGGATGATGGCCTCTTCTTTGCGGATGCGGTTGTCTTTGATGCCCTTGGTTATCCCGCAAATGGTTCCGAGTGGCAGCACTACGAAGAAGAGCAACAGACAGAAAATAAGAACCACGAAGAAAATCATTTGTGCCTCCTGAGCGCCCACCATGCAAGCAGGGCGAGCGCGATGAATACCGCGTTGGCGAGAACGTCAGTCATCTATTTCTATCGTCACTTTGATTAGCGTTTGGCTCTCCAGTGCGCGAGTAAAATTATCGTCAGTTGGAGAGCCTCTATAGACTAAAAGCGGTATTTCTCCGCTGATAGCCGCTTGGCATCCATCAGGCCTTGCCTCGTGAACAATCTTGACAAGGTACCTGGTGAGAGGCATCGCAGATTCCCACTGTTTATCGGTCACAAATCCCCGCGCTTCGACCTCAAAGTCACTCACTTGTTACCCGCTTTCTTCTGTTTCGCCCGCCACTCCCGCAAGTACCTGGACTGGCAGATAGGGCAGCGTTGGCGCTTCTTGCTCGTTTTGAGCAGGTGTCCGTTGATACAGCGGATTCGACGTAATGGTGGCATGACCAAAC